CTCGGTGCGCTCGATGACCTCGGTTGCCGTCATCTGCGGTCCGCCCTGGAACTGCAATTGATCCAAGAAGAACATCATGCGAATGCGGGAACGGATATCCTCCATCATCTCGAAGCTGATCGGGATGTTACCGCCGGTCAGCAGCGGCTCAATGCGGGCACCAGTGGTCGATCTATAATAGTTCAGCCCGCCGGGGATGGTGCGGACAGGGCCTATCACGCCGTCATCTGGGACCAGCAACGGAGGGTCAACGATCTTCTGCGCCGCCCGGATGGTGGTCTTCATCATCTCCTGGAGCATCTTGATGTCAGGCAATGAAGTCATGGCCGGGGAGCGCCCGAACACCTCGCCCGTGGCCTTAGACCAGCGGGAAACCATAAACGGCATCTCGTCAAAGCCACCCTCTTGCAGGATGTGCTTTTCCTTCTCATCGAGGTAGACGGAGGCCACGGGCAACAGCTTCGATGCCTTGGCCCCATCGGGCGCGTCCTCGCGGGGATAGACGCAATGGAGGATTTCGACTTCCTTATCGAACTCCTTTTTCTCCCACATGCGGAGCATACGAGGGGAAAGCGCCTCCTCGCCGAACCTCTGAACCACCAGACGCAAGGGCAGCTTGAAGCTACGGAACACCGTGTCAACGATGCCGTCCGCGTTCTCGGCGATGAAAAGCTCGTTGATGTGGATCGTCTTGAACGACAAGCCATCTTCGCGGTTGACCGGCTCTCCGATGAACATGGCCGCCGTGCCGATAGAGCAAAGCGACAGGTAATATTCATGGATGTGCGAGGCGAACGCCACTTCGGGTGCCGATAGCTCGGTCAGGATGGCGTCGGTGGTCATTTCGAGCCAATTCTTGACCTCTGGGTTGTCGTTCATGTCCTCGATATCGTTCTTGACGCGAACGCTGAACCACTTCTGAGCCGGGTTGGTCAGCATCCCGTGCAAGCCGGCGGCAAGCATCTCGTTGGAATGAATGCCTGTGCTGTCATAGATCAGCGTGGTGCGCTTGTCGCCGAGAGCGCGCTGAACATTGAAGTCGGCGGAATTAGGCAGGACGTAATTGGCAAGGTCCTGCCAATGCGTCTCCCACGTCCCGCGCTCGGCCTTCATCTTGTCCTTGCGCTTGCACAGGTGAATGATTTCGCTATCGGTCAACATCTCGGGATACCTCACTTAAACAGAGGCAAGAGCCTAAAATTCAATTCAGACACGACCACGTTCACGGCGCTGGTCAGGTTGGAAACGTGGATTTCGATGTAGTCGTTCGTGTCCATCAGGGCGTGCCCCTGGATCGTCGCAACATCGACCGAGCCGGTAGAGTGGTGGCGGATCAGGCTATCGGCGATGTAAGCACCGCTCGCCCCCGAGGCGTCATAGAGCCACGCCTTGAAGGCAATTTCCTGATTGTTCGAGGCTGGTGCAAACGAGATTGACGCGCTAAACGGCACAAGGCGCTGCGGCGTGCCGGTATAGCGAAGGCGGTTGCTGGTGCCCGAGGCATCGTCGACGAGGTATTCGTTGCCCGACAGAGCCGTGGTGCCAGCGATCTTGTAGTAGGTTCCAGACACGCTAATCGTGGTCGCCGTGGAGTTGCCCTGCATGGCCGCTTCGCCGAAGCCGGGGCGCATGGAGACGATCAAGTCGCGCATGTCCTGGGCGGTGATTGCATTGGCCGCCTGCCCATCTTGGAACAGGCTGGCGAGCAGATAGGATTCAGTGCGGAGAGTGTCAGCCATAGATCAAGCCCCTGATAAAGTCAAACCACACGCCAACGGCGATGGAGCCGAGCAAGGCGACGATCAGATACCAATCTGCCTTGGTGATGGTCTTTGCCATCCAGAACGTCTTGGGCAGCCTCATCTGATTTCCCGCCATGAGATGTTGGACGCGACGTTTGAAGTCCCAGACATGCTGGTCACAACGACAGAAATCGAATCGGTATAAGGCGTCGTCGGGTGCTCACCGTCGATATCGAGAGCGATTGGCAAGCGAGCCTGCAACGAACGCTGTTGCGAAGTCGAGAACGCATTTGAGCCAGTTCCCCCAGCCGAGGCATACCCCGATGCGATGGTCACGCCACCTGTTACCGTGGTTCCGGCAACGTCAAACTCGACCATGCTCTGATTGTTGGCGCTCGTCCAAGACGGTGACCCGCCAAGCGTTGCGCCGTAGACGACCTCGAAATAGCACGGGTTTGTCTGGGCATAGAGATTAATGGCCTCCACCGCCACCAGAGCGCGGCCAACGAGGCTGTTGAACGTCAGCTTGGGTCGAATGCTGATAACTGCACGGCGAGTAGTCACGCCGATGGTTGTGGTGCCATTCGCAACACCAAACGGCACGCCCAGCACCTCGGAATACCCGCCCTCGGACATGATGGCACAGCAGATGGTCTTGAGTGTCGCCGCGCCCTTGGCGTTCTTGGCGCGGATGAACACGCCGTCGTCCGCATCGCCATAGCCCGCCAGCTTGGTGGTATGGGTCGCGTCGTTGGTGATTTCGTATCGGCAGGGCAAGAAAGCCCGCTTCATGTAGGTCGTGCTCTTAGCGCCAGCGTTGTTAATGACATGGCCCAGCAACGGCGTGCCGTCGATCACAAGCCCCATGCGAACGCGACCGACGCCGAGCCATTCCAGATCGGCCCAGAAAATGTGAGCCTTGGTCATGTCGGCAGTCTTGCCGCTCAGGCCGTTGCCGTCGAAGGTGTCAACGTTCCAATCGGCACGCTCGAACACCGTGTCAACCACGGTGCCGCTCGTCTTGGAGCGCAGCACGAACGAAATCCCGTCCGTCTCGCCCAGGTTGAACGTCATGAACACAAGTTGGCTCTTGCCGGGCTGGTACGGGTAATACTGCCGCGTTTGCCGGATAACGCTATCGCCCGTCGCCGACGTTACGGTCAGATCGACAGAGCTATCATTTGCGACGAAAGATGACGAACCGCTCCCTGCGGTCTTGGTCTGCCAGATCAACGGGCTGTTCTGGTAGATGCTTGAGCTATCGAACAGCGTCGTGGGGTCGGAGACGCGAAGGCGAGCGAAGGCGTCCACGCTTGCGCTATCGCCAAGGCCAACTGGCAACGGGTTCCCAGCTCCAACCTCCATGTCGCTAGCAGCAAGAAAGACCGGGTGGGCCTGATTGTCCCCGGTCCTGCCGACGATAGGGGGCGGGTACGTGGTCACTCGCCGAGCATCGTCTTCTTCTGAGCCGCGCCTGCGTCTTCAACGCCGGTTCCGCCGGTCAGAATAGTGGATTGACGCCCCTTGGCTGCCGCACGCCGTTGACGGTCTAGCAAAGCCTCGCTGCGCACCTCGGCATCCGACTTGGCCGGAGGAGGAGGAGGAGGAGCAGGAGCAGGTATAGAAGGGCCACCACCGAAGAAACCACCCATGCTACTTCCCCTTCTTGCCCTTGGGCTTCGACTTGCAACCCATGTCATGCCTCCATCGGCATTTTATAGACCACGAATGTCTCAGTATATCCGAGGCGTTTGTATAAATCACCTATTCTCTCAGGAGTGATTCCTGCGGACACGCCAAGCAACGGCTCGCTCACGCCTTGAGCTTTCGCCCACGCGGTGTAAGCCTTGACCAACTTCACGCCGATCATGCCTTTGCGATGCTCTGGCGAAACGTAGACGGCCAAGTCTCCGCTGGTCAGGTCGTTGCCGAACCAGTGCGGAATGACATAGCCAACGATCAATCCCACGACTTCGCCGTCTTCCTCGGCCACAAGGCAGAGATAAGCGGGATTGGTCAGCACAGTGTCAGACAATGCCACAAGCTTGGCAGGGTCGAAGTCGAGAGAGGAATAACGGCTTTCGGAATGCATGTCTGCGCCGAGGGCCAGCACTGCGTCAAGGTCGTGGGCGGCGTATGGCCTAATCATTCCCACATCGCCACAGCTTGACGGCCCTGGCCCTGGCCCATCTCGTTGTAATCACCCATGGCTACGCTCTGCCGCCGGAGGCCGGTGTCAACCTTGTTGACGATCTTGGGGAATAGCTCTGTCATGGCCCAGACAAGGGCGTCAACCCGATCTGGCGAGCCCGTGCCCTCGTACCCGCCCGCCGTCATTTGGCATTGCTGCGCCTCAAGCTGTGGGAAGCTCCCAACGTGATGGATTCGCCCGACAGCGTAGAGCGCGGCAATGGGCTCGGCTCGGACGTGCTTCCCTCTGGTGGCGTGGACCTCGATAATGGGCAGACCGGGGCGGACGCTTTCGAGGACATGACGGCACATATCGCCGCCCTGGTTCTTTTCGATCACGATGGCGTCGGCCTCGTACAGGTCAAACATGGCGACTGCACGGCGCGCCCATTTCAGCGGCTCGCCTCGCGTCGTTCCGTCCTCCAGCACAAATCCGTGGCCGGTCTCAGAGACGCCAGCAACGACAATCCCGTGCTCATCGCTGTATTCCTCAGACGAAACAGCCGGATCAACAGCAACCACGATGCGCGTCATATCGCTTGGAGCTTCGGTCCTTCGGCCTTCCTCGATGTCGGCCATGTTCCAGATTGCGCCAACCGCCTGGGGCTCGTAATCTCCAAGCCAGACATGGCCGAAGCGGTCCGGGCGCGTCCGCCGGTCAAACTCCATCTCGGCCTTTAGCTCTTTCGGAAACCAAGGGTTATCGACGTAATTGACCTTGGCCGTTATGGCATCGTCAACCGGGTCTCCATGCCGGAAGAACTTGTCAACCGGGTCTGACGCTAGGCGGGGATTCCACGAAAACCACAGTTCCGATCCGGGAGCGCGGATGGTCGGGCGAAGCATTTCGAGAGAGCGGGCGGAAAGTGTTTGCGCCTCCTCGACCCATGCCACATTGAATCCTTCAAGAGACTTGATAGACTCTGCTGTGTGGTCCTGCATCCCCTGAAAGATAATAACGCCGCCGCTCGGGGTCTTTATCTCTGCGGACAAGCATTCGAAGCGGTCGCTCAACCCCATCTCGGCTATTTTGTCTTCTAGGAGGCGCTTTGCCGATTCCTTAAGGGATTTCTGGACTTCGCGAATGCAGACGGCGCGAAATCCGGCGACGTTGTTAGCGTTGCCGATCATGACCTCCGCGAAGAAATGTGATTTGCCAGACCCGCGCCCGCCGAACGCCGCCTTGTAGCGGCTCTGGCGCATGAACTGATGAAAGACCGGGGCTATTTTTCGGACGATGTTTGCCATAGCACCAGCTTCTCGCCATCCGCTCCCGTATGCTCAAGCACGGACGTTTCCCGCCACCGCGCCCGCGTCTTGAGCCAGAAGATAGCGGCTGTCACGGACTCGCGCCCCTCGCCGGTCGCCTTGCGAAACAGGTTCTCGGCCACCCTGGCGCATGCCTCGGCATTGGCCTTGTCCAGTTCGTCCCGGTAATGCTCGCGCAGCGTGGTGTCGTGAATGCCGATGACCTTGGCAATGTCATCCTGCGGGATGCCATAGGCGCTCATGGCCTTTACGGTCTTGCGCTGCTGGTCTGTCGGCTTATGCGGCGGCATTGGCATTGGTCTTGTCCTCCGCGACCTGGGCGAACGTCGCGCCGGTTGCTTCCAAGGTGGCTTCCTTGCCGGTGAACTCCTGCCACCGCTTGACGGCAACGTCCACATAGGCCGGGTTAAGCTCGATGGCGTAGATGTGCCGCCCGGTCATTTCACCGGCAATGATGGTCGTGCCGGAACCGCTGAAAGGTTCATAAATATGGTCGCGCTCCAAACTCACGCGCTCCATAAGCCACTTCCAAAACATGATAGGCTTGGCGCATGGATGCTCTGAACTCGACGCCTTCTCTGTGTGTGTCAATGCGTCAGGGTGGCGACCTCTGCCAGATGCAAGCATGGGGTCCTTACCCCAGCACATAATAGGTTGCCAACAACAAAATCCCCAAGGCCCGCTTCCAACGCCAGCCGGCGTAAACCAAGCCATAGTCCAGTCTGGCTTTGGGTAATAGTGCATGTTTCCAACGCCAGGGGTAAGCACAACAGTCTTTGTCACGCTCTGAGCCAACGGCAAAAAGTCCGCTATCAACTGCTTTAAGTTGTCGAGACTGTCATCGTATGTGCCGTAATCGTTCTTTTTGCTCGACGTGTCACCCAGGCCGTATGGAGGGTCTGTAAGTGTCAGGTGCGGCATGGCCCCAGCCAGCAGCTTCTCGACCGTGTGTGCATCGGTCGACGAACCGCATATGATGTGGTGATTGCCGAGGATCCACACATCGCCCTCGACGCTCACCGGATCGGCGGGAGGCTCTGGAACGTCGTCGGGATCCGTCAGCCCTTCCGTTTGCTCGGCCAGCAAGTCGGCAAGCTCATCGTCGCCAAAGCCGGTCAAGCCAACGTCAAAGCCAAGCTCGCCCAAATCGGCAAGCTCAACCTTGAGCGCGTCCAAGTCCCACCCGGCATTCAGCGCCAGCTTGTTGTCCGCGATGACGTAGGCTTTCTTCTGCGCCTCGGTCCAGCCCATCGCCGTCATAGCCGGAACTTCTGTCAACCCGAGTTTACGGGCTGCCATGATGCGACCGTGGCCAGCGATCAGTTGCCCGCCTTCGTCAACAAGCACCGGGATAGTCCAGCCCCACTCGTTGATGGAAGCGGCGATCTGCGCCACTTGCTCGTCACTGTGGGTGCGGGAATTGCGGGCATATGGAACGAGCCGAGAGACCGGCATCAGTTCCACTTTGGCGGCTGGCCAATGCTTTATAGGGGCGGTTTTCATAGAGCCAGTTTACTCCCTGCCATACGATTGTGCAACTCGACCGAATTGGATATAATCCGCCAAGGAT